AAAGAATACCATGATAGTGTGCAAAACATTTACGATGGCAATGAGCAGAAGGCATTTAGCACAGGGTTTAAAGAGCTAGACAAAATCTATAAGATCATGCCAAGCACATTTAATCTTATCACTGGTATTCCTAATCATGGTAAGAGTAACTTCTTAGATCAAATACTTCTTAACCTAGCAGAGAATGAGGATTGGAACTTTGCAGTATTTAGTCCAGAGCACTCAACACCAAATCACATTAGGCGATTACTAGAGAAGAGATGTAGAAAGCCATTTGATATAGGATTGCACGCTAGACTATCACAAGAAGAATTAAATAAAGGTGTGGATTTTTTAGATGATCACTTTAAATTTATTGAGAGTACAGAAGAAATACCAGACATAGAGTTTATATTAAGTAAGGCTAAAGTGGCTAAACAAAGGTTTGGCATCAATGGATTAGTTATTGATCCTTTTAATCAGATAAGTCCTAATCGTGATTATGCTAAAAGAGAAGATGAGCACATAAGAGATATTATAGCTAAGTGCCAACAGTTTGCACGAAACCACCAAATAGTTGTTTGGATGGTAGCTCACCCACATAAGCTACAGAGAAATGATAGTGGCGTAGTTCCACCACCAGACCTTTATCAAGTAAGTGGATCAGCACATTGGGCAAACATGAGTGATGCAGCTTTGGTTGTGCATAGAGACTTTGAAGACAATTCAACTAAGATTATTACAAGAAAGATTAGAGAGCAAGGTATCTATGGTCACATAGGTCAGACGTTCTTCAAGTTTGATAACGCTACAAAGGTGTATGAAGAAATAGTTGAATTAGAAAATAATTATGATTATTCTAACGTAGAGGTGTAAAATAATGACTAGACATAAAATGCTAAGTGTTTCTTATAATTGGGATAACGAAACACCTAAAATAACATATCATGCCAATTTTGAAAACTATGATTATGTTCAAAAGGTAGATGGATTGACAGATGTGATTTACGATTTAAAAAGAAAGATGGAAAAAATACAAAAGATTGAAAGACTTAGATTGGAAAAGAACGAGTAATGTTACTTGCAGATGGATATGATAAGGCGTTTATAGGATTTGCAGATAGAGTAAATCAACCTAGACTTGCTATATATGATAAGAATAAATGCATAGAACTTCTTATGAAGGATGGTATGGACATGGAAGAAGCTACAGAATATTTTATGTACAATACAGAGGGTGCATGGGTAGGTGAGGAGACACCAATATTTTTAAATCCTATGAGTTTAAAAGACTATCTAGAACTATACGATTATAAGGAGCACTCCAATGACAACTAAAAAACCTAGTAAAAGGGTTGGTAGACCTAAATTTGTAGTTACAAAAGATATGTGTGAAAGAGCAGAAGCCTATGCATCTCAAGGACTTACATCTGAACAGATAGCTTTAGCTCTAGGAATAGGGCAGTCAACTTTGTATGATAAACAGAATGAATTTGTAGAGTTTAAGGAGTCTATAAAAAGAGGAAAGGGTAGAGGAATACAAAGAGTAACTAATAAGCTATATGAGAAGGCGTTAGAAGGTGACAATACTGCAATGATATTTTATTTAAAAAATAGAGCGGGTTGGCAAGATAAGATTGAAAAAGAAACTATAATAGAACAAAGACAAGTAATAGATTTAACTAGGATAACAGATGACGAACTCAGAAACCTTAAACAAGTCCTTACCAGAGCTGTTGCACCAAGTGGAAACAGAGGAAATGAAGAGGTCATTGAAGGAGTTCACAAAGAACTCTTGGCAAGCGATTGAACCAGGTAGAGACTTTTACGACAATTGGCATATAGATGCTATATCAGAACATCTACAAGCAGTAGTTGAAGGTGATATAAAGAGACTTATAATAAATATACCACCAAGACATATGAAGTCTATTAGTGTGGCAGTAGCTTTACCAGCTTGGACTTGGACAATACAACCATCCAAACGCTTCTTATTTGCTAGTTATGCAGGATCATTATCTATTAGAGATAGCGTTAAGTGTAGAAGGTTGATTGACAGTCAATGGTATAAAAGTTATTTTGGAGATACATTTAAGTTAACATCTGATCAAAACCAAAAGCAAAGATTTGAAAATGATAAGACTGGTCAGAGGATTGCAACGTCTGTAGATGGAGCATTAACTGGTGAAGGTGGTGACATAATAGTTATTGATGATCCACACAACGTAAGAGAAGCTGAGTCATCTACTGTTAGAGAAGGTGTTCTTGAATGGTGGGATCAAGCAATGCAGACTAGATTGAATGATCCTAAGACTGGTGCTTTTATAATTATAATGCAGAGGGTACATGAGAATGACCTTACTGGACACATACTAAGGAATGAATACAATGCTTGGGATCATTTATGTTTACCTGCAAGATATGAAATCGGACACCCAACACCAACAAGAACTTCTCTTGGATTTAGCGATCCTAGAACGAAAGAAGGTGAGTTGTTGTGGGAGAAGAGGATTGATGAGAAAACTCTTGGTACTTTGGAAAAGAGTTTGGGTTCATACGCAAGTGCGGGTCAATTGCAACAAAGACCAATGCCCAAAGGTGGTGGCATATTAAAAGCTGAGTGGTGGGTGCCGTGGGAAAAAGATGATTTACCAGAGATAGAATACTTAGTACAAAGTTACGATACAGCCTTTAGCACAAAAGAAACAAGTAGTTATAGTGCAAGAACTACATGGGGAATATTTAGACAAAATGGTCAAGTTAATGCAATCGTTATAGAAATGTGGTACGATAGAGTGTCATACCCAGAGTTAAGGAAACTTGCACAAGAAGCATATGATGAATGGCAACCAGATACAGTTCTTATAGAGAAGAAGGCAAGTGGACAAAGTTTACTACAAGATTTACGAATGGGTGGGATACCTGTGTTAGCTTATTCACCTGATAGAGATAAAATAGCTAGGGCACATAGTAGTTCTGCATTATTAGAAGATGGCAGAATATTTTATCCAAAAGGAAAAAAATGGGCAAAAAATTTAATTGATATATGTTCTGCCTTCCCAACTGGTGATAATGATGATATAGTTGACACTTGTACACAGGCTTGGCTAAGATTAAGAAAAGGTTGGTTTATTACACATTCTACTGATTATGATGACGATGATCAGATGCAAGAGAGAAGGATAACAATGTATGGCTAGAGAACCTAAAGTAATTCCATTTGCAGATGCTATGCCTTCTGACGATTTCCAAGTTGAAGAAATTAGCAATGGTGAAGTTCTTATAGGTGACCCTGCATTAGATATTGTAGAAGAAGATAAAGATGACTTTGATGAAAATCTTGCAGAACAAATAGATGCAAGCGATATAACAAGAATAGCTAGTGAATTAATTAAAAGCTATGAGTCAGATAAAGAAGCAAGGTCTGAATGGGAATCAAGATACAAGCAAGGTTTAGAAACTCTTGATCCTCATGGTGGTCAAGAAGAAGAAGAAAATCAAAGAGCATCTAGAGGACTTAGTAACGTAGTACATCCTATGATTGCAGAAGCAGCAACTCAATTTAACGCTAGAGCTATTGCAGAATTATATCCAAGTGGAGGTCCAGTTAAGACTGTTATAGTTGGCGAACCTAGTGAAGAGATGGAAGAGCAAGCCAAACGAGTAAAAGATTATATGAATTATCAGATTACTCAAGAGATGCCAGAATACTTTCCAGACCTTGACCAAATGTTATTCCAACTACCATTAATAGGTCACACATTTAAAAAAGTTTGGTGGGATGCTAATTTAGAAAGACAATGCTCACAATTTGTCAAAGCAGAAGATTTTGTAGTATCACCAGAAAGTAAAGACTTATACACATCTAATAGATACACCCATGTCATTCGTATGCCTAAGAACGACTTTAACAAGTATGTAAAGGCAGGATATTATTTACCAAGCAAATACACTGGAGATGATATTGATCCAAGTGGTGATATTGGTAGTGAGATAGAAGGCGTTGATCCTTATGGGGATAGTGAAGATGAGATGATGACACTCTTAGAAGTGCACGCTTATCAAACATTAGATGGAATTGATGGTGGTGGTGAAGATGATGATGATAACATTGTGGCGTTACCTTATGTAATTACAATTGATTATGATGCAGAGAATATAGTTAGTGTAAGAAGAAACTGGAACGAAGAAGACGAATTACAAAAAAGGCGTGATTGGTTTGTAAGTTATAAGTTCTTGCCTGGTACTGGTTTCTATGGTTTTGGTCTATTCCATATGATAGGTGGGTTAGGTAAAGCGGCAACAGGATCACTAAGAGCATTATTAGATTCTGCAGCATTTGCAAATATGCAAGGTGGTTTTAAATTAAAAGGTAGAGTTACTGGTGGTGAGATGCAAATCAATCCAGGTGAGTTTGCTGACCTTGATGCTACTGTAGATGATGTAAACAAAGCTATTATGCCTTTACCATTCAAAGAGCCATCTGGAACTTTGTTTAATTTAATGAACTCTATTGTTGAAGCAGGTAGACGTTTTGCTTCTACTGCTGATTTAAATGTTGGTGATGTAAATCCTAATGCACCTGTTGGTTCTACTGTTGCGTTAATAGAGCAAGGTAGTAAAGCGTTTAGTGCTATTCACAAAAGACTACACTATTCACAAGGTCAAGAATTTAAATTATTAGGAAAATTAAACGCAGAATACTTACCCGAATCTTTCGAGTTTTCTATGGGTGGTGTTGGTCAGACAGTTTATGCAAAAGACTTTGATGATAGAATAGATGTAATACCAGTAAGTGATCCTAATATATTTAGTACATCACAAAGGATTGCTCAAGCACAAGCAGTTCTTCAAATGGCACAAACAGCACCACAACTGCATGATCAGTATGCAGCATATAAAAGAATGTATGAAGCTATACGAATTACTAACATAGATGAGATACTCAAGAAACCAGACGAAGCAGCACGAATTGATCCAGTATCAGAGAATATGTCATTGATGTATGGTAAGTCTATTAGGGCGTTCCCTGAACAAGATCACGAAAGTCATATAGCAGTTCATTTACAATTTATACAAGACCCATCACTTGCTGGCAATCCTGGAGCTGCAGCGATGCAACCTATGTTAATTGCACATATAGCAGAACATATTGCGTTGTTATATCGTCAAAAGATGGAAGCTGGAATTGGTATGGCGTTGCCTATGTTACCAAATCTGCGTGATCCTAAGTTTAAGTTTGAGGATATTGATCCACAATTAGACATGATGATAAGTCAAAGAGCTGCAGAAGTTGTAGCCAAGTCACCACAAATGGATGCAATTGCACCACTAGCTAAAATGATGCAACAACAACAACAGAGCCAAGAGCAACAAAATCCTCAATTACAATATGCACAACAATTGGCAGCGTTAGAAGCAGAAGCACTTAAAGCTAGAACAGAAGTACAAATACAAGCAGATCAAGCTAAAGCACAACAGAAACTTGCTATTAACGAAGCTGAAGCAAAACAAGACTTACAAATAGAGCAAGCAAAGCTACAAGCTGATTTACAAGCAAAGGTGCAGAAGCTACAATTAGAATTGCAAATAGAAAGAGAAAAAAGCCTAATTAAACAACAACAGGAGATTAACAATGGCAATAGTAATAACACCTAGTGGAGAGTATGTAGATGATCAAACAGGTATGCCTGTTGATCCTAGAATGATCCAACAACTTGATCCAAGATCATCTGCACGACAAGGTGAAGCAATGGGTGGAGTAAACCTTGACCCTAGATCAGTAGTTCGTGAAGGTGAGAGAATGATGCCAAAAGAATTTGATCCTATGTCAGTTGTTCGTGAAGGCGAAATGGCTAGAGAAAATATTCCTGCTAATTTAGATATGGGTATGGATAGTGAAATGCGTGCAGAAGATTTAAGTGACGTAGACAAAGTTCGTATGTTAATTGACATGGGTTTAAGTCCACAAGAAGCAATGGAAGCTATAGGTAGAGAAAAAGCAATGGAAGTAAGACCACAAGAGTTTGGTGTTCCTACGCAAGATCCAGGAATGGGTGCATTAAGTGGAGTTCCTGCAGGAAACCAAGCTCCAATGCCAATGCCTATGCCTAGACCAGAAGACTTAATGCAAAGACAAATGCCTATGGGAAGAGATAGAACATTTAATCCTAATGATATGTTAAGACCTGACAACGCACCAAATACATAAGAGGTAGTATAATGGCAAGAGGAGATGGAGCACTTGGTAGTTTAACTGAAGATCAGTTTGGTAGTTTGTCCAAAGGGTTTGATATGTCTAATCCTATTGGTTCATTAGGTGGTATTGACGTAAATAAAAGTGGTGCTATTGGTGCTGCATTAGGATTGACAGGATTTGGTACTAGTCCAGTTGGCATCGCTAACACAGTTATGGATGCATATGGAAAATATAGTGCAGAGAAAGCAGCTCAATCAGCATTAGGAATGAACAGAGGATTTATAGATACAGTCACAGGAATGGTAACTAATCCAGCTATGGATACTGCTAGAAGCATGGCAGATACTAACAAAGATGGAAAAGTATCTACAAGAGAAGCTCAAAATTTTGGTATGCAAAACACAAATTTAACTGCTTATAATGTTGGACTTAACCCAATGGCAGGCTATACGCCAAATAGTGTGTCCATACAAGGTTTAACTCCATTTGGCAAAACTGACCCTGATGCTGGTCTTGGTGGTATCAATACATCAAATCAAGTTGCTGACGTTATGACACAACAACAAGTAGATGATAT